AGCACCGATCTTCATCGTGATGCTTTTGCCCCGCATGGGCTTAAATCCGCTCGGTTTCATAGCCATTTACTTGCCTTTCTTAGCTGTTTTGGCGCTATCGCGGAACGCTTTAGCGGTTGGCGCGCCCTTGGTGCCCGGTTTGCGCATCTTTTCGCCTGATCCAGCCTTGATGCGGGCCTTTTTAGCGTGAATGTTGGCGTATAGACCCGGTTTCATGAGCATTTCCACCTTTTCAGACTAGCTTTGGCACGTTCGCCGTTCTTAGCCTTGGCAGCAACAGCCCCCATGCGTGCGCAAAAACTAGCTTTGCGCCCTGCGTCAGCCTTTGTCTTGGGGTTGGGCGCTGGCGCCTTCAGTTTAGACCCGGTTTCACGGTTATACTTGGCCCGACCCTTGGCAGTCAGCCCCGCGCCCTTGGACACAGACAGCTTCTCGCCGCGTCCAACAGACAGTGAGACAGACTTCTTCTTGTCGGCCATATTAGCTACCCATCCAGCTTGTAGCAATTCCGCCGGAAGAATACCCGCCCGTGCGCTTCTTGTCAACGCGCGCTTCGCGTGATGCCAGAGGAAATGCAAACGTCACCGCGATGGCGTCTGCGGCGTCTGGTGAGGCCAGTCCGCGCGCCTTCATATCCTTCTTGCTTTCGAGGAAGATCGTCCCCTTGCTGTCAGGCTTGATGCGCGGGCCGATCAGGTCCGTTTTCAGGAACCTATCGTTGGGCAGGTGGGCATCCTTGAGCCAATCACGCATCGCGCCCCACATCTCAGCACGCTTGTTGCCGTACATGAGTTGCTTCATGGCCTTATTGCCGAAGTTGACGCCCCTGATCTTGTACCGCTGCTCCTTGAGCCGGTCTACGACGCCTGCGCCCAGCCCGCCTTCGTCGATCACGGTGATGGCCGGGTTGTATTCTTCGATAGCCTCAATGACGTGCCCGACCACTTCCATCGTGTCAGCACCGCGCAGGCGGCGTATCTCGACGATGTCGCGGCCCTGCCGGATGGCGATGACGGTTGCGTCACTGCCGAAGCGTGCAGGATCGACGCCGATTGCGATGGGCGCGGTGTTATCCTTGTGCTTGGGGCGCCGCATGGCGTCATCGACTAGGTTGACACCAATGAACTGGTCATCGCCTTCGCTGGGAAACTGACCGTAGACCTCGACATTGGCTTGGTAGCTGTCGGCCCCATACTCGTCGATGATGCGCTGATAGACGTTCTTGTCAGTTCCCTCGACCGTGCGGGCGTCGATGTTGCGCGTTTGCCAAAACGCCCGCTTGGAGTTGAACGTCTCGTAAAAATACCCTGTGTTGCGACGCGGGTTGGAAAAGGACAAATGGAAGCGATGCGGCGTATTCTCTGTGAAGAAGCCGTCACTGACCGACCAGATGCTGTCTGGAATACCGGACGCTTCGTCGAATATGAGGCACACCCCGTCGAAGTTGTGGACCCCTGCGTAAGCGTCTGGGTTCTCTTCCGACCACAGCCGCCCTTCGACTGACCAGTAGCGCGTGCCTTTCTTCAGGTCGCGCTCGACGATCTCCGTCAGCCATTTGGCTGGCATGATGCGTGTGGCGGCAATCTCGAACCAGTGGCTGTTGAGCGACATCGCCAGCCACTTGGTAATTTCGGCCCATGTGACGCTGCGTAGCTGCGCTTCGGAGTTGGCCGACACGATGGTGGTAGACCCGATGCGGGTGGACAGCATCCAGATCACGACCCATGAGACGAGTGCTGACTTGCCGATACCGCGCCCTGACGCCACCGCCATGCGGAATGTATCAAAGTCCATCTTGCCTTGGTTTGCTTTGATGTGGTCGCGCAGGTCGGCCAAGATGTCGCGTTGCCATTTGCGCGGCCCGCTGAAGTGTTCCAGCGGTGTGCCCTTCTCGCCCCACGGGAACGTCAGCAGCACGAACGCTAGCGGGTCATCCTTGATGCTCGGCGACCACAGCCTCGACATCAGTTCCATCTCGTCCTGCGCTGAGTAGATGGGCGTCTGCATCTGATGTGTTATCCTCTAATTTGCTTATTTCGGTGTACAGCCCTTCGATCACGCGGGTTTGCGCGCGTTCGAGTGCGCCGATCACGCTGATCTGCTGGTCTACATTTACGTCGATCTGCTGCTTGGCGACCCAGCCGTGCTGATGCTTAAGTATCTCAAGGGCTGCCTTGCTGTCGCCGTCGGCGGCTGCCGCGTGCAGGGTCTTAGCCGCGACGTACTCACCCTCAGCGCGGCCTTTCATCTCGGCCATCTCCACCAGCGGATCAAATTCATGCAATCGGCGATACTGTGCGGGGGTCAGGCCAGACGCCAAGGCGAGGCTATCGCCCTTCAAGCCGAACTTAGCGGCTTCGTAGATTTTCTCTAGCCGCGCCTCAGTCGCCTCTGGGCGCTCCGGTGTGAACGGCAGGGAATAAAAGGTCATGGTGCAGCATAATAGTTGCATTCGGGCTTGGATGCAAATTTTAAAAAATAAAAAATTGTTTGCGTACCCAGCCCGTGACAGCCACCCGCGCGTCGGCCCTACCCCCCGGCCTCGCAAGCTGGCGGCAAAAAGCGTTCCACGATCGCGCAGGATTTGGGCGCGGTCATTTGGCTTGGGCGGTTTAGGCTATCGAAACCCATTTTATAGGCGCGGCGATCGCGCGCCATTTTATTTATGCCAGATAGGTTTACGTTAACGTAAAGCTTAGGCGGTTTAGGCTATCCTCAAACAACAATCCTCAAAGTCATGACAACCGGGGGAAAGGAAACGCGGCAAAGACAAGGGGCTTTCCCCTTTTGGGCGGTTTAGGCGGTTTAGGCTATCAGTTTCAAGTCGCCAGAATTTATGTCTTATTGCGAACCATTCTTAACTAACACTTTTTTTTTAATTTTAATCATATCCAATAGCCTAAATAGCCTAAACGGTTGTCAAGCCCGCGCAAAACCGCCCCTAAATTTAGGCTATCCTCAAATGTTTCATAGCCTAACCGCGCGCCTAAACCGCCCAATAAATGACTATCGCGTCAACCGCGCGATCGCCCGGCAAAACCGCGCAACAAATCCTGCTGCTAAAATAGTCAAAGTTAGGCTATTTTGGGCGATCGCGTGACTATTTTCATTTTATCCTCAAATAGCGCTTGACGTTATCCTCAAAGTCTGTATATTGAGGATAGTTTCAACACGAGGAGCAAACGACATGACGACATTAATTAAATGCGCGACCTATACGGCATCCAATGGCGACCAAGGCCTTGAACGTCTTGATCACATCCCCGGCATGGATGAGAAGATATATCGCTATAATGAAGCGGCAGGTGGCATGGAGTATGCCAGCAAGCAGGACTTTGACGCGATGGGCTGGAGTGCGCGCACCTACTGGACGCTGCTTGATCCCTCGCGTTTCCATGTAGCCAAGCGCAAGGTGGCGGCATGACCTATTGCCTATTCCACACCCTGCTAGTCGCCGGTCTATTGACCGGCGGCTATGCCGTGATCGACGCAATCCGCAACGCAAAATAATGTGGCAAAAGCCATGTGAAATTATTTTGTTGCAATCAAAATACTTTGAGGATAATCCCCAAATCACCGGACGGGGAAAGAGGCCAACGCGCCGCCCCACGGGACGCTAAAGCCGGGGGCGGTCATGACCCGGCTAACAGACACACAACGCAACGCAAACGGGAGCAAACCGACAATGGCATATGCAATCTTAACAGACATCGCACACAACGCCGTGGCAATCGCCTTTTGGGTATTGTTAGGCGTCTACGGCATTCGCCGCATCAAGAACGCAAAATAAGGAGCAAATGACAATGACTGACAATTACGCAATTCTCACAATCCCAACTGCCTATCTCAAAGCGGCACTGATCTGCGCGTCAACCGAACAGGTGCGCTATTATCTGAATGGCGTCTATGTGGACCCCAAAGGCTTTATTGTGTCCACAGACGGCCATCGCCTATTCTGCGCGCAGATCGACCTAGGCGATCAAGCGCCATTCGACGGCTGGATTATTCCGCGCGATGCGATCAAACAGGCATTGAATGGCTATAAAGGCGATGCGATCGAGATCACGCAGACGCGCGTCGGCGTCGTCTCATGCCGACCGATCGACGGCACTTTCCCCGATTGGCGTCGCGTCATGCCGGAAAAAGAGCCGACGCAAGTTCCAGCGCAATTTAATCCTGCTTACGTCGCCGACTTTGGCAAGATTGGCGATCTGTTGGCCGGAAAGAAAAAAGCGTCTGTGTTGCCATGCCAGATCCACCACAATGGCGACCAGCCGACGCCCATCACGTTTGGGCATACCGCAGATTGCTTTGGTGTGCTTATGCCCATTCGGTCGTCCTACGCT